TCCCTCCGAAGAGGGACTATCTATTAACCGAACAGAGGGTCTGCGCCAGCAGTAGCACCGCCAAGAGGGTTACCAGCTACTGCACCTGATGCAGCTTGCTTACCTTTAGCTTTATTGATTTCTTTACCTTCGAACTTCTCAGCCCATACTTTAACGAATGCTGCAGGTTGGTTAGCTGCAATCTCAGTTAGAGTTTGTTCTGTGTCTAGGCTAAATACTTTGCTAATCACGTTTTGCTTACGTGTTTCACCTGTTGGTTCGTACTGACCAGTAGATTCGTTTTTCTTGTTCTTATCTACGATTTCGCAGATGATACCAAGTTTAACTTTTTGACCAAGCATAGACATGAATACGTCTTTAGCCATAGGTACGTCAGCTTTAGCTGTGTAGTCATAGACTTTAACTTGCTTAGTTTCTACTGTTTGCTCTGCGTAACCTTTACCAGTAGCTAGACGACATAGAGAGTCGATTGTAGCGAAGCCCGGCATTGGTTGGTCAGAACCATCTTGTTTGTCTTTGTAAGTAAGCTCACCAGCTTTGTTAGAGATAAAGATGTTCTCTTTATGAGTCATTTCTTTACCGTTAACTAGGGCTGCTACTTCAACGCTAACGAACAGAGCACCTGATGCTACTTTATCCAAGTACATCATTTTAATACCACTAGCGAATACGCCAGAAGGTAGAGTGAAACCACCACCTACTGAATCACGCTCAGTTACTTTAAGGGTAGTTGCTTGTGCTTGAGTTGCTGCGAATAATGACATTGATTTTCTCTCTTAATAAATATTAGTTCATGGTTCCCCTATTTATAGGAACAGAGGAACCGAATTACCCAACGAAGTTGGGATTTAATTACCGTAGTATTCTTTTAGACGATTGATAACGAACTGAACGTTATTATCGATAAATACTTCTTGGTCAGACCACATCTTAAGTGGGTGGCGAATCTTCTCATGAATAGTTTCTTTAGTGAACTGAACTTGGAATACATATTTGAATCCAAGTGCACGTTCACGGTCAGTGATATTCAGTAGTTCATTGTTCGCTTCGTACTGTTCCAGTTTAGTAACTGGCATACGACGAGCCATGATTACACATGAGAAGTAAGCTTCAATACCTACTTTCTTAAGTGAACCTTTAACGGTAGCAGCAGACTCGGTAATCATTTCAGATTCGTTGTAAGTATCTTCAATATGTGAAGTGAAGATAACTACTTTATCTGATTTGGCTACAGCGTCTGTCATCATACGGATAAAGAATTGAGCGTAGTCGCCCCATGCTTTCATTGTATTAGCTGATGTTAGTACATAGTGAGATTCATATAACTGCATTAAGAAGCTAAGAGAATCTACAATAATAACGTCAAACTTATCGTTACCGTTTAAAGATGCAATTGATTGTGGTACTTGCATTGGGTCAGTCACAGTTACCTGTGTGAACTTAGCAGGGAATGGCAATCTCTTACCATTCTCACAGTTCATATAAGCAACACGTTCTGGATTTTCGAAGTCCATAAATGATGCTGATTTACCCGATGCAGCTTTACCTTCAATTAAGATTAGATGGTCGTTGACTGTAGACATGATTACCCTATTTTGGTTCGTACCCGTTTATGGGACAAATTCTCCGAAGGAGAAACGATAGAACAGGTAGAAGGTCCGTAGACTTTTCCACCCTTGATATCCTTGTCAACGTGACAACCTAAGTACCATCCATTTGTGGTAGCCCATGTAAAGAATGCTTCTGGGTTATTAGTCCAGTCTTCGCATACAGTTACACCCCGACCACCATAAGCAGGATAGTCTTTATTATTTGGGTTGGTGCATCGTTGAATCATTGCAGTAAGTATGTCACGTAGCCGGTGTTTACCGTAACCGTGTTTATACATCTTAGCTGCTTGACGTTGGCTACGAATGCAACCACACGAAGATAAAATACCTTCTGAGTCTTTCTTTGCACGTTTAGTAACACTTGCCCCAATAAGTTCAGCAGTATTTCCACATGTGCAGGAAAATTCCCAAATAATTTGTCCATCTCCGTAGCGAGCTACGGGACGTATAGCGGTAAGTTGACCGAACGTTTGTCCGGTCAAATCTCGCATCTTGGGACCGAAGTTACCCACGTTGATAGAATTTCTTGGTGACAGACTGTAGAACAGTAGTCGTCAATTCATCTTTAGGAATTGGTTTAGGCATCTTATCGTTAAACGCCTGAACCTTTAGAACCAAACTATCTAAATCATGTCCCGCATCAACAAGTGCTGCTCCATACTTATACAATGTATTATTGCGATTTCCTTCTTCAGACTTGGAGAAGAAGTAACGTTCAAGTTTGTCCATAGAACCAGTTTGGTCAATGAACGTTTTACGTTCTTCATTCTTTTTAGTCTTAGGGATGAAAGGCAATACATCAAACAGTTTACCGTCAGCCACAAAAGTGTCAGCATTAGGATTAGATAACCATTTACGGTTAGCTTGGGCAGTTTGTTCATCGGTATCAAAAGGCAGAGTTTCCAGTACATTATTCATAAACTCCTTAAACTCATCAGCACTTAGCTTTAGAGTATGGCTCATAGGAAGAATGATACGGAAACGGTCAGCAGCAGGTTTACCATCTTCAGCAATCTGGTGACGCTTCGTGGTATACATATAGTATTTGTAACCTGCTAAGACAGTCTTAGCTTGTTCTAACGTAGCCGTACCATCGATATCCAAGACTATCATATTGAAGCCTTTGATAACATGAGACAGTCTACGTAACCCGTCAACGAATCGGTGACTACACCAGTGACCACCATTCATTTTAGTGACTATATCCAGTTTATCGAAAGGTACTTTCAACTCTGGACGATAGCCTGTAGCAATATCATTTGACCAGCTTAATGCTAATTCATCTACGTTAGTTGCTTGTAATGATTCACCTTGAATAAATTCAATATCATCAGTAAAGCTACGCTTAAGAATAACATTATGCTTATAACCCCATGCAGTAGCATGTTTGATTAGGTCCTTCTGAGCATTGCTTGCTTTAGGGAAGAACGGTAACTCTTCCATTAAATCTGCATATGTCATTGGTTCCTGACACTCAGCTAAGAACTGTGCAAGTCTAGCGAATGCAGGGTCACGAGATAACAGATTACGGAAGCACTCTGCAGATATTTCTGCAACTTTTACCGCAGCTTCCCAATGTTCCAGTTTCATGGTTGGACATGTATCTAGGAACGCGAATGTACCGGCAAGTTTGATTGTTTTAAAGTAACGCCCACGAGCTTCTGCTCTACGAATCTCATCATTAGATTTCATAGCGTCCATCTCATCTTCGCATTTGATTTGGTACTCTAGGATTTCTTTCATAACATTATCAGGTACTTTAACCTGGAAGTTATGGTTCACTGGGTCAGCCAACTTCTCGATTTGGTAAGCGAGATTAGTTAACTTAACGTCAGCAGATGTATCGGTAAGCATTGCAAGGCGCTCTGCAACAGTCAGTTTCTTTTGGGAATATTCGATAGCTGAATAACCAAAGAAAGAACGTCGTGCATAACCTGTAAGCAGCATTTCCATCAGAGTTTTTTCAATGATAGCACCATCTAAAAGCATTGAAGCAGTACCATACAACATCATGTTGGTTGGTGTTTTGCCATCAATCTCTTCATTACGTGCAGACTCAGCAGTATTCTTAATTAGCTTTGGTTTAACAACACCGTCATACAACTCTAAGTAAGTATCGAGTACTTCTTTATTGTTGATTAGGTTATTAGCCATTTCATCACATTCAAAGTTAATTGAACCGATGTCTGACATAAGTAGTCCATGACGGAACTGTTTGATAGCAGGAGTAGTACCTGAGTCAAATGAAGTTAGGTATGCACCTATCTTACGATACTCACTAGAAGTACGCTCAAGTTCTTCTGCATCATCTGTTCCTTTACGAAGTGCACGTTTTACAGCTAAAGCAGCAATAGACTGTTCAGCTACAGTTGGTAACGTTACTTCCATGAACTGTTGTTTGAATAAATGGACAACTTGTTCTTCGATAATCTTAGTTGAGTGACCTTTACCATAACCGGAAGGAGCAGTGTTCATTCCATAAAAGTTACAGTGAAGATTTCCAAAACCTTGAGCATCGACTTTAGCTCTCATCATTGAAGCTATCTTAGTTAAATGATAGCAAACCAAGATTGTAAAGAATGCTTTATCTGGGTTCTGTGTACGTGCTGATAGGACATCTACTAGAGTCTCTACCATTGGATGATGTTGTAGTTGGTCAACAGGTTTCATTTGGTTCCTCTATTTTGGGTCCAGTGCACCCTCTTTAATTAGTCGGTCTTTCTGCGAACATGCTTCATATGCGTTGCAATAATGGCAAGCCTTAGCTTTACTTGGGACAGTAACCACTGTTCCCACGCATCCATCTTTGATGAATCGTGTCTGTGCTTTAGCAAAATCATCGAAATTCGCTGTAGACCTACTTCTTGAATTAGGGTTTTTATAGTATTTGTAAGTGGGAGCATCCTGCCATAGCTGTTCGCTATTACATTCTGGCAACTCACTTTCAGGGGCATCCTTATAACGCTCTATCTCACCAATGAATGAACGCATGAAACCAATGGTCTCTTGCTCAGTCATCAGCATTACCTTATGAGGTAAGATAGCTGCTTTAGGATAATTTGGGTCCGATAAGGTTCTGTTAGCCATCCAATCGGTGAACCAGAATACAATAGTCATGTACTCTTTATCGATGATATCAGGGTTAAGAACTTTATATATTGAACCTTGGGTCCGGTATTCTTTATCTGCTTTAGCTAGTTTGGAGTATTTCCAAGTACCAGTTGATTTAAAGTCAGTAAGACCACCTTCACCTACGAAGTCAAATTTACCTGAAATGGTATAACCATCTAACTCCATGCTGTTACGAATTTCCATATAGACTGGAATACAGTCAGGATTTTCTACAACATAATCCTTAGAAGGATTCACCACAATACGGTCGCAGACCGATTTAGGATAACCAAGAGCTTCCAAAGCTGCTGAACGTACACGTTCATCTAACCATGTCTTCTCAATTGCATCGTGAATTGCAGTACCGTTCTTAGACTTAACTAGTGAGGCTAGGTCTTGTTGTTCAGAAGCTAGCTCGCCGCCATTAATACGATTACGTAATACTATCTGTCTGATTGAACGGTTAAAGTCAGTCGCACTTAATGCTCTAGGATTAGGAGTAAAGTCATATGATTTACCGGCTAGGAATACAGCTACGGATAGCGGGATATTACTATTATTTGTAAATCTAGGAGCCATTACATACCTACCATTGAACGTTTAATTTGTGCAGGAGAATAACACGAAGGTTTGATTATCTTATTGCTATCCGTACAACGTAATACTGCTTTATGGTCTTTCACAATAGCAATAGCGTTTGGATAACGTACTTCCACTTCTTCAAGATATTGGTCAACATCGGAAGCAGGAACACGTTTAGATAAATTAGAACGATGAACTTCTTCTAAACAAGCATGAATATCAATACCCATAGCTCGCATCTGCTGCATTGTGATATACAAGATATCAGTCAATTCTTTAGCTGCGTTCAGAGGGTCATATGGATGCTTAATTTCAGCGTTAGTTTCATCTACTTCATCTTGGATTAGCTTTGCAGCTTTACCCAAGTTAACAGCATTGAATTCGAGAGGAGCATAACCATAAGTGGTATTAAACTCGTCGAACGTCTGGTTTAAATTAATGCTTTGCATTACTATACCTTTCGTTAACCAATTTATTAATTGGTGTTAAAACTCCCTACTATAATTGGTAGGGAGTTCTTTTTACTACATTACGTTGCAAAGAACTTATACATACTACGCAATGGAAGAATGTTATCTATATGATAAAGTCCATTAGCATACTTAAATCTATGACCATCTCGCCATATTTCAGTTGTGCGCTTTAGCTTCATAATCAGTTACACCCTTCTTGCAGATATCTATTAATTCTTTTGGTTCAGCATAATGCGGTAGTTCGATTTCATTATGCCAAGCAGGATAAAATACACCGAGATTACCTGTTAGCTTAACTTCATCATGTTGAATCTCAGGAAGTTCCTGCCACTCTACACACGGTACTAAGTTATCGTTAGTCCACTTAACTACCTCAATGGTATTACGTACCATCAGATATTGGGCATCATGGATATGAGCACTAGGTCTTACATCCAATCTATGTGTAGAAGCTATGGTTCGTTCTTGGAACTCAACACCAGCTCTACTATTCAACAGTCCGTAGGACTGACCAGATACAGCATTACCTGCGGTACGAGACTCTGCTTTAGCTTGGCTAGGGGTGGATTTGTTACCTAAGATAGTCTTAGCTAGGATTGGAGTACGTAAACGTAAACCAAATGCCAAAGTAACATAACCATCTACACTAGCTTGCTCAAGCTTAGACTGTACCCATTTACTACTTACTTCATAGAGTTTGTGGTAGTTAGCCTCGATTGCTTTTGCTTCTTCATTGGTGAATCCACAATTTGCAACAAGGGTAGCCCACGTACCCTGATAAGTAAGCGCAAACGTAGGAGCCTTAGACTTTCCTCTAAGTTTACCCCCTTCTTCAGTTTTGCTAATTGCATTTACTTCCTCTGGACTTTCGGGATTAATGTTCGGGAACTTATCAGGCCAGTAGGCAACAGCACGATAACTGTGTCCGTCGAACCCGTCAGTGTAAACTTTAATCTTGTTTGGGTCCTTTGTGAGAAGTGTATTAATTCTGTCTTCAAGAGAAGCATAGTCTAACCCTACAAATAACCATCCTGGGGGAGCTTGGAAGCAACTCTTTACCAACTTACCATACGTACTACCGGAGGGGAGATTCTGTAAGTTAGGTTTACTGGAGGAGAGTCTTCCTGATTTGGTTCCACCAAGGTTGAATGAACCAAATAAATAATGCCAATCATCTGGACCTTGAATAGCTTCTTCGAACTTATTAATAAAGGTTCCTAATATCTTGTCACCTTCCTGAATTTTCAGAATGGCATGAAGCATATCTTGGATTTCTTTATTATCAGTACGTTTAGCGTGACCCTTTAATTCATCACCACCAACCGCAGGTTGTCCTGAGTCAGTTGTGTTGAATACATCGAAACCGATAAAATCATGAAGTAAACTAATCAGTTGTTTATTACTGTTAGTATTAAATTCATACTCCACATCGTCTAAGGTGATTACCTTCTTCTTATAGGCAGCATTGCGTTCTTGAAGAATGTCCTTACGAGTTTGTAGAGTGAAAGCCTTAATAATAGGAGAGTTATCTAATATTATTTGGTTCTCTTTTACGATAGCTTCTAGTTGAGCCTTAACCTCTTTAACCCGTACTATGTTAAGAGGCATACCGGTAAGTTCCATCTGAATAATATTCTTTAGAACTTTCTTGAAGAATACATATACATCTTCTTGTTGGTCATTAACCATCATTGGATGATACTTCTCATATACGAACCAAGTAGCTAAACAGTCTACTAAGTTATATTTCATGAGGTCTTCATTCTTGATTAAAGTAATATCATTGATATCAGATTGAGCGTAGTTACCGGCATACTCATGTGCCAAGTCTTTAAGACTTAACTTATTACCTGAACATGAGTTAGTTGCTAAGTAAGCAATTATCTTAGTATCTTCGAAGTTGCGAGTTAACACTTCTAGACCATCTAATAATCCTTCAGTATCAATCAAGTT